CCCGAACCATAGATAGTACCAATCCAACAATTGCTAAATTGCGGTTGAATTGATATTACATTATGTTTATTCGAGCGTTTCATTATTTGTATTTGTTTATAAGTATTTGTAATTAATTAAAAAGTTTGGTTCAGAATGATTTTTTTTCCAAAGTTGCAATTTTGTTTAGTTTGCTGAACTCATTCTTTATAACCAGTAAAATGTCGGGATAGGTTTTTCAAAATTCCTATAATTTGATTTTTAATTTGCTGGAACTATCCCTTGTACAATATATAACGTAAAATTAGATAAAAAGTTTCATTAAGTCAAGAAAAAAATAGGAAAAATTGGTTTCAGAATGGGGTTTGGTTAAAAATTTATCTCCTTGGTGGGAGAAGTGAGTTTAACCATCTCGATCCTAGTTATTGAATTAGATTTGTAGTTAGGTTTGCAGGAATCATTCCTTATAAACCAATTTTTCCATATTGTTAGATTACTATCATCTTGTATCTATCTGAGTCAATCGTGATATTAATAATTGATTCTGGTGAATCAATATTTCCTACCAAAACTGATTTCATTATTGCTGGACTCAAACCAGAAATCAATGCTGTTCCCTTTTCATCGAAACGAACTGGGAAGTTCTTATTTCTTGATTTAATATTCCAATAAACGATACTAGGTAAAGTATATCCGTGTTGTTCATACTTTCTACGAATCATCTGCATTGCTGTTTCAGATTGTCTTGTCCCTTCATTAAATTCCATATCAGACAAGATAAGGATTTTACTAGGCATTTCATTCTCAGAGACATTATGTTTCACTGCCTGACCAAGGATTACTTTAAACACTTTCTCAAGGTTTGTACTCATACCCCAATCAGAACGAATAAGTTGTGCATATCTATTATATAAATCACCACTTAGTTTTTGTAGTTCAGGTTTTTCAGAGAAAGTAATAAAACTATCTTTGAATTCACCCTCATTTCTCTCAGAAATATACAATCCCAATGATATTGCAACATCCATACAAGTAACATTGGCGTTTCCACCAACACTACAACCCATAGATCCTGAAACATCAACAACAGGTAGTATTCTTTCGGTACATCCTTCCATAAAATTTGGAAGAGCTTTCCATTGTTCAATAGCTAATTCTCTACCACCTAAGTTCAAGGTTTTGACAACATCATAAGGATAAACTGCACTTGCATTTACCTTTGTCTCACCATTTTTAAGGGCGAGAATATATTGACCAAACCCAAGACTATCGTGTTTTGGAAACGCTTTTGAATATCTTCCCATAGCCAAAGATGGTACTTTAGAGTATTCAATATTTGACCACTCATTTGCACACATCTTTTGTTCTACGGTGTTGGAAAGTTCAACCAACATTTTACGTAAAGATTTTGGTGTCAGACCCATAGCCTTTCTGATGGAGTTAAAAATAACCCCTTTTCTTGGCATCCACTTTGCACACAATCCATTACGGGATTCTAATCCCTGGATTATTGTCGCCATCGCATCGTTATTCACTTTTGTGTTGAATAGGACGGTTAAATCGTCCCAACGACCGAATTCTGGGATGAACTTAATGTTCTTTGCCAATACTTCTGAATCCGTTTCTGCTAAGAATTGGATTATATCACGGAATATTTGTCTTTCACCAGCACCTCCACGAACATCTCTTGACCAAAATAGAATACGCATCGCAGTCAATGGGTTTTCATTAAATGCCTTTGAGAAATTACTCAACAATCTTTGTTTGTCTTGTCCTCTCATTGCTCCAATGGTGAAGAATAAATTCACACACTCGTTAAGAGTTGATGAATTTGTGACCATACCATTTTCTGTAAATGTATCCTCTGTTTGTAATGCGTCTAAGAAGTTCATAATCTTTTTATTTAATTTGTTTTGAAAGTATAGAATATTAGATTGGGGTTGTCAAGGGTTATTTTAAATCTTGTATTTGAATTAATATTTCAGTCACATCTTTTGGTGATAAGTAACCCATAACATCACTTGTAATTGGTGTGTCATAAGTAAGTTCTCCATCTTTGTCAAGTACGGCTAATTCATATAGTCCTTTTTTTCCCCCATAAGAATATTCATGACGTACAACTGAAGCACCATAACCATTATCAAAGGTAATAGCACCTTGAATACCATTACCTAAAGGGTGGTGTTTGAATTCAATATCATCAAATGTTTTAAATTTTAAATCAAGAATATCTATGATTTTTTGAATTGGTAAACCCAATGTTGAGCTTGCTTCAATCAATCCCAACTTATTAACAACACTTTTAAGTTTATCTTTCATTTTATTTATTTTGATTAAGTTTTCTTTGACATTTATTACAAAATTTACCAGTTTCATATGCGTCGTTATTCAAAGCCATGATACAGGATAAATCATCACAGTGTTTCAAACCTAAAGTATGTCCAATTTCGTGAATAACAGTTTCTTTCAACCATTCCTTTTCACCTTGAACCAAAATAGTTTTTCCGTTAGTAAAACCTTTAAGTTCATCATTGAAGTACCACAGTTTTTTGTCAACAATGAAAATTGTTTTTCTATATTCTTTTAATTCTTCAATGGTTTGTTTTGCGTTCAGAATATCATCAGTACCATCGATTTTCATATTATCATTGATTTCAAAACCTGGTTTGATTTTACAGTTATAACCATAGAAATCTTCGATATATTTTAATGCGTCCGTTAAATCACTATAATCGACATCACCCAAGGGTCTGATATAAAAGTCAATATGATTGTCTTTGGATTGATTGTTTTTTGATGTTGAATTTTTTGGGTTCATATCAAATTGAATCGATGGAAGATTGTCAAAATATTTTTCATATAAAAAGATGACAATTACTGCGATGATGAAAAGTTCGATTAATGATCTCATGTCGATTGTTTTTAACTTGTGAAGTAATAAGACAAAAATAAAACTAATTCTACAATTCCAAAAACTTTAACCCTTATATTTTTTCCCTTTACTAAATAAATCTCTTGACGTTTTAGTTAATGAATCTTTTTTAAGCTGGGTTATTTCATTTCGGTTTTGAGGGATGTTCTCTCTTAACGGTTTGAGACTACTATTTGTTTTGTAAAAATTTTCTTTTTTACTTAAAGCGTTATTAATGTTCTCATAATTTATCTCAACCTTTTTTCTTTCCGTTAAGTTCATTAATTTCTTTAATTTTTCTAAATTAGTTTCTTGTGGAATAAATTGATTTAAAAATTTTTCATCGTTTTGGTTGTCATCAATAGTATTAAAATCATAATTAATCACCTCACTTTCTGATATATCATTCCTAATCCCATACCCTTCAACGTTTTGAATTTTACAATTAATTGTATCGTACCAAATAACATGATGTTTGTTACATAACTCACTTATAAAATCATAATCTCCACCTCGATTTGGAACCCAATCAATTAAATTTTTTGAGTGAACTATAATACAAAGAGTACTAATGTCATTTAGTTTCGGGGTTTTACCGAAATTTTGTATTGACGGTACTATTTTCTTATATAATTGTGCTTTATATATGTTAATAACATCTTTCATAACCCAATCAAACATAGGTGTCTGTATCATAGCGTCATCATCGTCTAAGTACATAACCCACCCACTAAGAAATGGCTTCACAATATTAAAATAATAATTATAAACAAATTTCAAATCCCTATTTAATTTTATTTTGTTTGTAATTCTAGATACAGTATTTTTATTAATAAGATAATATGTCCAATTTAATTTTCCCATACTTTCTCTAACATATTCCAAATCAGATTCATCATCAATAGTAACATGAATTTTAGCTGTCGGATAAAATTTACGGATACTATTGATACAATTTTTAAAATAGTTTTTTCTACCTGAAGTTCTAACTATAATATTAAAAATTTCCTCATTATAATTTAAATTATTATAATGTACTCTATCTGTTAACAAAATGTCATCACCCATAGTATTTCGAACATGTCTTACTGTATCACCATCAATTATCTTGTTACCATTATCATTAATAATTCCAGCATTTTTGAATACCCCTCTATTTTTTGACTTATCAAATAATATATTATCACCAGCCCATATTTTAATTTGTTCAGGTATATAAGTATACTTTTTAATATACATAAACACACCATAACAGTTTCTAGGAAATTTGTTTACAGAATCTATTTTAAAATTATCATTAATTTCTCCTAATTGAGTACCAATAATATCAAATTCTGTTAGTAATATTGATTTTAATATTTTTGTCAAATCACGAATTAAAATATCATCATTAGCTAATATTATTTGATATCCTGATAACGAAACACCAATATTCCATGAAGGATTTACATATAAATTTTTACCTTCAGTATAATATATTATTTTTGAGTACTTTTCTAAGTTTGGTTTTTCTGATGGGTTATTATCAATAATGATAATTTCTTTAACTAGCTCATTTTTTTGATACACATCTAACATTTGATGTATTTTATCACTCTTCCACATTGTTGGGATGATGATACTGAAATATTTTTTTTTAATATTCATTTGATTAGTATTTATTGATAAATATATTTTAAAATTTTTTTATGGAAAATATAGAAATAATATCAGTTCACTATAAAACACCGGAATACATTTATGAACAATACGAATCAGTTAGAAACTTTTATCCGAATATAAATTATAGAGTAATTGATGGGAGTGACAATGGTGAAAGATATTTTGAAGATTTAGAAAAAAAAGATGTGAATTTTGTTACAGAGAGATTTGGATACAATATACATCATGGACCTGGAATGGATTATGGAATTAAAACATCAAACAAAGATTATTTATTAATAATTGATAGTGATGTAACATTAATAAAACCAATAATTGAGGATATGATAAAAGAATTTAAAGGTTATTCGGTGGGGAAACTTCTGACTTTAAATTCAAGTGGGTATGAAAAAACTCAAAAAAATTATAAGGGTGACAATAATTTTATATATTCATATATACACCCTTATTGCATGTTAATCAATAGAAATTCTTACTTAGAATTTAAACCCTTTATCAAACATGGGGCACCTTGTATTGAATCAATGATTGACATATATAATAAAAATAAAATAAACTTACTCTCTAATTTTAATATTGAAAATTATGTGAATTTAAGAATCAGAGGGACTTGTTCTAAATGGGGATATAATCTATGAAATTAGGAGTATTAATACCGACAAGAGGTGATAGAGATAAATTTCTTAGTCACGCAAAAAAATTACTATCAAATCAATCAATTCAGCCTGATGAAATACTCATCGTAGATTTTAATCCTACTGATGATAAGGTTGATATCACAAAAAGATACAGATTAGGATGTGAATCGTTATTTATCAACAAAAAATGTGATTTAGTAGTTTTTTGGGAAGATGATGATTGGTACGCCCCCAATTATCTTGAAAAAGTTTTCAATACTTGGAAAATAAATAAACCTGATGTAATTGGATTTGGTAAAACAATATATTATCATTTGTTCACAAAAAAATATTTAATTGTTAATCATCCTGATAGGGCATCCGCTTGTTGTACCGCGGTTACAAAAGAAATATTAAATATTAAATTTCCTGATGATTCATATCCTTATTTAGATATTGAGATATGGAAACAGATTAATAAAAAGGAAGTCATAAATGAGCTAAAATTTTATCATTTAGGTTTAAAACACGGTATAGGTAAAACAGGTGGAGGAGGTCATCCTATAAATTGGCCGAAATATAAAGAAAATGATTTTGATGATAATTTTATTAAATCAATAATAGACAATGAATCATTTTTATTCTACCAATCTTTGAAATCCGATATTAAACCATAATATTAATGTATTGTCAAAATTGACAATGAGTATTTTTTCTTCTATTTATTTAGAACAAAAAATAAAAATTATGGAAAAAGTATTAGTATTAAATGCTGATTTCACCCCAATAAATGTAACCTCAGTATATAAAGGATTTACCTTGGTTAACAAAGGAAAGGCTGAAATCTTGAAGGCAAGTAACAAGCCATTATGTACAGGAGTCAAAGAATTTGTACGTCCCTTAATTATCCGTTTATTAAACTTTGTTAAGTTCAGAGTTAATAAATTGAAGATTAACAGACACAGATTATACAGAAGAGATGGTCATGAATGTACATATTGTGGTAGTAAGAAAAATCTAACCATTGATCACATCATCCCAAAATCAAAGGGAGGACAAAATACCTGGATGAATTTAATAACTTGTTGTTCTCCATGTAATAGATTAAAAGATGATAGAACACCAGAACAAGCAAATATGAAAATGAATATTCTTCCCTATGAACCAAATATATTCTCAGAAATAATTAATTCTTCAGTTGGTGATTTATGGGAAGATTTCAAAACGACATTCTACTAAACACAAAAGGACGTAAAAACGTCCTTTTGGTAGATGTTGGATACCTCCCTTTCTTTTAGTCGAGTTTATCCCATGCAAGTCCTACCTCGCAGGTATCTTTAAATAGAGTTTTTACGCATCTTTACGATAGATAAACTTTCTCTAATTATATTTGTCAATCTATCAGTAGATTCCCTTAAGAAAAAAGGAGAACTAGCTCTAAGTGATTTTAAAAATTCCATTTTATTTCTTCTTCCTAATGATTTAAATCCTTTCTCATTATACCATTCCGCCATACACTTATTTACTTGGTTTTTCATCATAACTAAATCTCTTTTTTCAACAGGTATATTTCCCTCTACATTTGAATATTGTTGAATTAATTCATAGTAAGAATCAATTGCTGTAATACAATCTGATTTTGATGTGCTTATTTTAGTCCATGGTTTACAAACAAAAGTACCTTGTTCAAAAGTAGATCCATAAATTTTATACAAATCTACTTTAGCCACAGTACCATCTTCAAAGTCACCTTGAGCACATTGTGTATAATCTTTCGATTTAAAGTATTCGTATACTTCCTTTTTTTTATTAGTGATGTCAAAAACGGAAGCAGTACCTTTTCTAGGTTTATATGCGTATATATTGATAAGTTGATTATTAATTGTCTCAATCCATGATGCTACACCTTTGATTTTATCCCAATATAACCCACCTTCTTTAATATCTTTATCGGTATTTAAATTAACTAATTCCCAGTCTCCGATTTCTGAATCATTAACATCACTTACCCCTCGGTATCCTAAACCATTTTCAGAAACTGGTTTAGTAACGAAATCATAAAGTGATTTTGCATATCCTGTTAAATTTGTTGGGTTTTTTAATTTTTCCAATTTTTCACATCTATAAGCAACTGCTTTTACGAAGGTATAGTTTTCTGGCGTACCAGTATATAAATAAGTCATTTTACGTCCTGGTATTTTTTTTGAGTCCACACTAGTATGGAATGCGAACATTTTTTTTCCATCTTCTTCCGCTACTTCCTGAATAGCATTTAATTCAGGGAAATCAGGAACAGGAACATTAGGTACGAAACCTCGTCTATAACAATCTGCGACACAGGCTTGATTTAAAAATGGGTCTATAACTTGACTACATAGTTTTGTTTGCTGTTTTTTATATAAATCTTCGGATTGTTCTTTAATTATATTTTTCATTTTAATTTTATTTTAAATTATGTTAATCAAATAGCTATTGATGAACTCATTCCACATTTACTTTGAATTCTTTTATAAATATCAAAGGTTAGTTCAAAACCATATCCTTCTTTTTCTAATGCGTCTAAAACTTTTGGTGTAAACTTACCATCCTTTGGTAAACCTAAACAAATTTGTACCGTTCCAATTACACCATCATTAATACATCCAATTGACATAGGGAAGTCATCACACTTTTCATACTTTCCATCCCAACTTGAAATTATTTTTTGTTTTTCCGTTTGTACCGATGTTTCTTTTTCTCTGATGTCTGTTTCATCTTCAAAATCACTGATGTTACTACATGGTAGAGAATGTTCTTCCCCGCCACTTAATGTTACAAGAATATCTAAATCATCCTCATCACTCCATTTTCCTTTATATTTTCGATTATCAGTTTCAAATGTATTATCAATATAAAATCTACCACCACCATTTTCATCAATAAATTCATTACCTGTTTCAGTAATTATAATATACTCAAGTTTTTCCTCATACATTTTTTTAAAATCATCAGGACTTTGACCTCTATATAAACATTTCGGATACTTCTTAATTTTTTGATTTAAATTGTTCCATAAGTAATATGCAACACCAATACTACCCGCCAACCAAAAAATCTTCCAAAAATTACTAATAATAAAACCACCAACCCTAAACGGAGCTTGAAGTATTTCCCAAGCAATTTCAGCATAACTTTTTCTTGCGGATGTACTCCCAAGACTCTGTGCCGACATCCTTTGAGTGTTTGTTAGTTTTGGTGCTTTTGGTTTTACAGTTGATTTAATATCATCCAAAAATTTACCGCCAGTTCTCTTATATCTATCAATCAAGAATTTAGCATCGTCACCACTATAACCTTTAGAAATCAAATCATCTACTATCTTTTTTTCTTTTGTTGAAGTGAAAAAATCTTGGAATGCTTTACTCTTAACCATATCGTCAGCTAGTTCTTTTCTTGTCTCGGCATTTTGAGTATTTTTAAATACTGTCTTTCTAAACGACCCAAGTTCTGAACTAGTAAATGATTTAGCCTCAAGTTTTGCGGTTACTTCAGCGGCATCAACACCAAATTTTTTCATCTCAGTTGGTATCAATCTGAATAATTCCTCAACCTCTTTAAGAGCGGTTTTAGATAAAGTTCCCGCTTCACGTCCACCCCATTTAAACAAATTACCTAATATACTTTGTTCATTTAGAACATTGTTATAATTTTCATCTAAAGTTTTTTTATTATCATATTTTGATAATAATTGAAATCTTTCTATTTCTTCTTTTAATATCTTGTCCATTTTATTTTTTAAATTTAAACTGTGTATTCTGCTTCTCCCGACATTAAATTAGGAATTGGCATATCCCCACCTGGTACACCAGATTGTCCACCTGAAAAGGATTTACTTAGTTTATCTATACCTTTTTCCGTACTATATATTAATCCTGATGCTAGAGTTCCTGAAGCAATTGATTTGGGGGATAAAAGTTTTTTGAGATAAAAAAGTAATGTGTTTATTATTTTTTGACCTGAACCTAAAATTCCTTTTATAAAAGTTCCACCAGCAGGAAATCTAGTCGCCAACCATTCTGACGCTCGTGTTAACATTCCAGGAGCATCTTTAGCCGCTTTAGCCATGATTTTTAAATTTTCACGTCCTACCGCTTCTATTACTTGTGCTTCTGTCTTAGCACCTGTTAACGCAGTTCTAATTGAACTTACTACACCAGCCGATGTAACTAATCCAATAATGTCTAATCCTAAAAACAGATATCTTGTCCACTCCATTCCTTTTTCTATCGGTGTCTCAAAATCGTTCTCAACTATTTCATAAATGTCTAATGCTACAATTATCGCCCATGGAATCCATTGAACCGTTTTACCAATTCCTGATGCAACTAACATAATATCAAGTATCATTCCGACAGGATGATACATGGCATCCCTTAATCTTCTAGCAAAATATTTTGCACCTGCTCCAAGTAAATTTACAACTTCATTCCACTCACCTCTTGATATATGTCCAAGTAAATCCTTAGCACCTTGATAGGTTGTACCGACAAAATCAGTTACCCCTTTAACAGCTTCCTTTCCCTTTTCAGCCGCCCAGTTACCCCAGCCCTTTAATTTGTTCCATCCCCATTCAGACCAAGATTCCTCATTCATTATCTGCCTGAAAACAGGTTTTAAACATGAATAATTTGTTTTACTTTCAATCAAAAGTTGATTATCTAATCTATCAAGATAGGATTCTTTTATTTGTTGAGGAATATTTGTTGCGGTATTGAATGAATGTCTTAAAAATATTTTGAAATTATCGAAGTTTTCCCAAATATTACCAATTTTGGTTTTATTTTCGATGTCGTAAAGTTCATCCAAGAAAATCACATATTTTTCATCAGGAGACAACCAATCCGTAATGACAGGAGAATCATTCATCTCAAACAATTGAGCATTTTCATTTAGAGTCGTTTTATTATCATACGACATTAAAAATTTTGCTCTATTTATTTTATCATTCATTTTACTTTTATTAATAAATATTTCATTATAGTAAAGTGTTTGCTTTACCTCTAGTTATTTTTACAATATCTCTCCATTTAGTTAAACCAATTTGATTTGCAGGACCTCTTGTTACCCCAGTTTCCCATTTTGTTACCGTGGGATATTCAGGTTTATCGCCACCACCTGAATCGGCTCCTCCGGCAGGTGCTGCGTCTTGTTCATCAAGTTCGCCATCAACATCTTTTTTGGGTGTATATTCCCTCATTAAATCCATAATGGAATCAATATCTAATTTCATTAATAAAATTCTGTTTTAGGTAATTTATCCGGAAATACAACATAATATTCATTTAAAAACGTTATGATTTCATCTTCATCGATTTTATCATCTTCTTCATAGTAATCACCATTTAAATCGTACTCCTCATTAGATTCAGGAATAAAATCAAATCCAAAATCCTTAATTTCATCAAAATATATTTTGTCGTATCTTATTTCATCTTCAGTATCCATATTCATCCTGAACGATACTTCCAGAACATTTGAAAAATAGTTAATATGGAATAATACTAATTCTATAATTTCCATGATATATTTAAATATATTAATTAGTTTTAGGTAAAACTCTGTTTATTATATTTTTAACCGTAGTTGATAAATTACTTATTACGTTATTGATACTATTCAATGAGAAACTACCCAATATTGTTTTCGCTAATGGGGATTTAACAGCATTTGATACCGCAGTTTGTAATCCAATAACCATTCTATCAACATATCCGAATAACGATCTTAACGCACCCTCAACTAATTTAGTCATCACTTTTGTTTTTATGTATTTTTTAATCGCAGGTGCAAATGATTGAGCAGGTCCAGGTAAAACTATAAAAACTCCAGCAACTGCCGCCATGAGATATAACTCATTTTGTTTTTGAGAATCTGTCGCTAAACTAGCCTCGAACAAATATGCTAATGTATTCAAAGCATCTATAACCGCACCAGATCCTGGTATTATAAAGTCAGCAGCAATCGATAAATAGTCTCCGAATGTGTGTAAAAATTCACTAGCATTACCTATTAATTCTGATACCCCTGTCGATATTAAATTTGGTTCTTCTGAATATTTTCCTGAACATCTAGCCCTTAATTTAAGGTCTTTTTGTGTTTGAGTTAAATTATTCCACTCAGGCCAAATCTTTGTATTATTGACAACGTACTTACCATTCTTCCACTCATATTTTTTGAATTCTGAACTATAATATAATTTTTGATACTCTGAAGAATTTGATTTTAAAACCTTTGATTTCCCGCATTCATCAACAAACTGTATATCTTGAGATTGTTGTTCCCCCAATAACATCAATAATTTACTCTTACTTATAGTATATGGTTTATTACTTACCATTTGTAATTAGTAATTTTTAAAGCGTTTAAACATATCCAATGTTTTATTAAGTTGTTCTTGTAGAGGTTCCATTTCTTCTTCATCAATTCCCTCTAAACCAAAAAGATTAATATCACCAAATTCGGATTCATCCTCATCTTCAAATGTGCCATGTTCAAAATCGTCATCACCATCAGCAATTTTATCAGTTAAATCAAATTCATCTTCCTCATTATATTCCATTGATTCATTAATATTCATATTGGAATATAGTTTAACTTCTCCTTTATTATTAAGAACCAAACCACCTTTATCATTAGCATAATCTTGGACATATAATGGTTGTTGATTAATCTGTTGTCCATATGATGTGACAAACCCATCATACACTTGTTTATGTTGATCTAAAATATTTGTTCTGTCTTCAGGTGTTACCTTAAAAAAATATGCACTCATAATTTTGTTGTTTTTATATAAATATCTTTATTTATTTATTAAAATTCTCAAGTTTTCTTCTCATAACTCTAAGTAATTTTTCATTTCCTTTATCTATTAAACTTTTTTCAGTTTCCCACCTATCAACACCTGATATTATCGCCAATTTTCTTCCGTCTTCCCAATTAACATCATATTGATCATCACCAAATACGGATATAGCTCCTGTACGAACCACACCAAGACTCATCGTATCAACAGGGTTTGGATCTTCCATGTATATTAACATTATTATATCACCGATTTTTAATTTTGGACTTTCCATAAGTTTGAATATTTATTAATAATAATTATACGTTATGAAGATAATAATTACAGAATCACAAACTAAAATATTAATAACCGAAAATGTTTTGAGACAAATCGGAATTTTTTTCAAAGACAGTTTGAAAAATATAAAAGAAATTATCAAGTCAGCATCAGAACAGATTGGAATGAATCTCCAATTTATGATGACGTGGGGGGCAGGTATAGCTGGTTTTATAGGACCAATCACCGAATATATAAAAGGACAATTTCCTGACTTAAATGATATTGAACTTAGTTTAATTATTACATCGTTAATTGCAACATATTACACAAATAATAAAAAAGTTCTTAACAATTTATATAATAAAATACAAGAACAGGGTTTAGGTAAATATTTTGAGAAAATACTGAAGAAAAGCGATGAGTTTTATAATGTTTTCAGTGAATTTATCAAAAGTTTGGCGACAACAAGTCATTCTATGGTTAATATGATGAGTTATACATTCATTATACCCATTTTACCAATGTTATATGAATCAATAAAAACAGGAATGTTTGAAAATGTTGATTTAGATGAAATTGTAACCATGATAACTGGTTTTGGTGGATTAACCATCGGTAGTATTCTGATTAAAAATTTATTAATTAAGTTATCAGAAAGGTTTAAGAAATAATTTGTCTTAGTTGTTTTTTTTCTTTAAATTGTTGTAAACAAACCTCAATAATCTTATGCGAAAATTCGATTTTAAAGACATTACATTAGTCCCTGAAACCCTCTCCTCAATTTCATCAAGAAATGAGATTGATATTAAAAATTCAAACAACAAATTACCAATAATTGTTAGTCCAATGGACACGGTTATTGATTATAGTAACTATTCCGTATTCTCAGATATGAAAATGGAAGTGTGTTTACCAAGAAACGAAAGATTAATTCCAAATGAATATGATGGGTTTATATCAATATCTTTGACAGAATTTGAGTCAATGGTTAGGATACACAAACATTTTGAAGTAGAACCCATTGAAACCAAAATATTGGTTGATATTGCCAATGGTCATATGACAAAATTATATGATTTATGCAAATATTTTGTTAATGAAATCAAAACAAATCATAAATTGATGGTTGGGAATATCGCTAATCCCACAACCTATGAAAAGTTTGCTGAATTGGGGGTTGATTATGTCCGAGTTGGTATTGGTGGAGGATCTGGTTGTCTTACATCAGCAAATACCGGAATACATTACCCAATGGCTTCCCTAATTTCAGAATGTTATCAAATCAAAAAGAAAAGAAACTACCATACTAACATTATTGCCGATGGTGGGTTCAGAAATTATGATGATATAATCAAAGCATTGGCACTAGGTGCTGATTATGTAATGTTAGGTGGGGTTTTAAACAAATCCCTTGAATCTTGTTCCCCAGTTTATATTGGAAAACTAATTCCATTGAATAAATCAACGTCAAAATATATGTGGGATAACCTTAAATTTTTGAGGAGATTTATGTTTAAGAAATTCAGGGGTATGAGTACCAAAGAAGTTCAGAAAAAGTGGGGGAAACAGAAATTAACAACATCGGAGGGTATTGTTAAGTATAATAAGGTTGAATATACAATGGAAAAATGGATTGAAAACTTTGAAGACTACTTAAAGTCAGCAATGTCTTATACCAACTCAAGAACTTTGGAAGAATTTAAAGAAACAGAATATGTATTTATAACACAGAATGCTTTGAATAGGTATTATAAATAACATATCAAAAAAAAAATATGGAAAAATCAAGATTATTAAATTTTATCAAAAAAACACATAAGTTTTATTCGAGTAATGCAACACCTAAAGATGTTTATTACGCATTAATAACTAATCCTGAAATGAGGCCGGCATTTAATTCAATGTTAAAAGGTAAGGATATTGCGTTATATAGTTTTTTGGTTCCAAAATTCAAAGAAAATCCAAATATTGAGGACTTATATGATGCGGTAAATAAATTTTTGACTGCGTTTAGATTATCGTATATCGAAGAACATAATCCAACAAAAAAATGTGATCAATGTGATGATGGTTTAATTAATTGTGATGTGTGTCACGGAACTGGGGAAGAAACTTGTCGTGATTGTGGTGGTAAAGGTAATACTGATTGTGATGATTGTGGTGGTGATGGTGAAGATTCCGAAGGTGAATCTTGTGATACCTGTCAAGGTGGTGGAACTTTAGAATGTGACACTTGTCACGGTACTGGTGATGAACATTGTCAATATTGTGATAATGGTTACATCTCTTGTGATGAATGTGGTGGTTCAGGTAATATTGAAACCACCGATACTGTTTTAATCGAAAGACAAAATTATTTAACCTATAATCCTGAAATTATTGATAAAATGAAAAAAATGGAAGAAGGGGATGTTTTTGACGAATCATTATTGGACATCATGTATATTAGTGACTCAGTAATACTTTTAAATTCAGTTGAGGATTATTCCGATTATGATTTTCATGTTGATAGGGAAGACGGTGAATTTGTTTTTGAATTTGAATTACAAAATCCGAAATTGAATATAACACCGTATAGTAATTTAACTATAATATGGAAATCAGAACCTTAAGATTAGAATCACCTTTTATTACTCTATGATAAACCCCTATCGGTATATAATATTTTTCTCCAACTGTCAACCTCTTAGGTAGTTCATCATCCATTTGTAGATACCAATTTTCCCCTTCCAATACCTCAACAAGTCTATTCTCTCTGTCACGATGCCATTTCAGTTCGTCTGAATCAACGTTTGGAGAGAATATTCTTAGTTTTTTATTGTCAATTATTTGTTGTTGATATGGTAGGTTTTCCATTACCAAGATTTTGAACTTTTAAGCCCTAATTTCTTAGCATGTCTCCCCACATTGCAACTCCAATACCCAGCCATAGTTCTATCTTTCTTTTGGGCACAATTATGTCTCGCCCTAAATGATTTTGCCGCTTTAGGATTTCTATTTCTTACTTTAAGATTGGGATCACCAAATGTAACTTTCTTGATTGTCCCTTTTGGTGTTTTAACATATACTGCAAATTTCTTTGGACCTCCAGGTGTTCTGAATGGTGAATTTAATTTAACATTTTTTCCTCTATGTTTAGCTTCAGACAATAATTCCTCAACTTCTTCTTCATACATTGGAGCATCTAACCAAACTTCATCACCATTTTCCAATAATACCTTTTTACCTAAATCGGATTCTACTAACCAAATATCTTCATCATTTAATCGTATTTTACCTTCATTAAATAAATTTCTCACTTCATTAATAAGCTTGAAGTATTTGTCTGAGTATATTCTAAATATGTTTTCATTTAATGGTATTCTATTTTCCAAATGATATTTTAAATCCTCAGAAATCAAACAAGATTCGGTTAACTTCATTGATGGGTTTACTGTTTCTTTGAGAACTTTTTTTATTAATCTATCTATATTTTGTTCCATATCTTTTCTTTTTTTATAAATATTACCTATCATTAATATAAAACCATCTAAAAATAATATGTACTACATTTATGCAATTTTTTATACATTAATAAGAATATTTGTATTCTCAAAAATATTCTATCTATTCATTATGACATCACAATATCCTGAATCCCATGATGTAAGTTTGTTAACATGGTGGATTTATTTTTTGATATTTGACATATGGTTATTACAAATGTTACCAGATAAAAAAACAAATCAAGAAAATAAACCAAATGATAATGATATTCTACAGTAAAATTTATTCCTCTACGACATATTTATAAAGAAAAAAATTTATGAAAAATATTATCGTGAAAGAATCTGAAATACGTAAAACACTTAGAAGGATTGTAAACGAGGACATGAGTCCTGAAATTGATGAGAAAAAAAACAAACCAAGATGTGTTGCAGGAAATGTAATTCCGTTGGATGAAATAGTCGGAACTGCCGATGAATATATTGATTATGCTCCAGGTGTTAATAAGAGAAAACTTGGGGTAAACTCAATGGTTGATACTTTGGGAATTCTTAACAACATAAGATTATTTAAAGATGTTAAAGACGGTGGAGCACATTTGGCTTATAATATGATGCACCATTTGGATAAGTTCAGAAATAAAAACTATTATGATGAGACATCAGGACAGTGTAATAAAGCCATGGATAAAATCATCGAACTTTACAAAGAAAATGAACATGGAACTGAACTTGTTAAAGATATTGAAAGAGTTTTAAATCTTCAAACAAAAGATGATGAATACACTCCATCCCCAAGAACTAAAGAATATCTAAAAAGATGCTTAGCTTTAGTTAAAGGAGAATAATCTAACCTCTTAGGAGGACTTTTAGGACCGTTACTAGTTATGGTAACAAAAAAAGAGGACATCGCTACGTCCTCTTTTTCTTTTTAAGGTATTTATAATAAAAACACAATGAAAACTAAACTATTCTTCGGATGGGAAAACATTAAATGGTTTTTCAAAGAAATTACAAATATGTATTCTACAAAACCATCATTCTTTTCTAAAAAAAGAATTGAGTCAGGTGTTGCATTTGCTGTCGCTCAATGGGGTATGATTTTCTTCCTTTTAGAAAAACATTCATCATTGACTATGACTGATTTAATTATGTGGGCGGGAGTTGAATTCGCAATTTCAGGGTACATTATACACCAAATACAAAAAGAAAAGAAAACTGAGGAACAAAAAGAAGAAACCCCCAACGAATAGTTGAGGGTTTTTTATTTATTTAACTTCTTCAAATTCAACGTCTGAACCTGTAAATCCTTCACTGTTTTCAGTCTGTCCTACATTACTATAGAGTTCCTGAGTAACTTGTTGCATTTTAGTATTAACATTATCAAGAGCTTCATTTATTTTGGTTACATCCCCTGAATTTTTAGCTTCTTTTAGTAGCTCAATACCACTTTTTATTTCATCCTTCTGAGGTTCACCAATTTTTTCATCCAAATCTTTTAATGTCTTTTCAATATTGAATATTACATTATCAGCTTCATTGATTTTCTCAACTTTTTCTTTAACCAACTTATCACTTTCAGCGTTTTCTTCAGCCTCTCTCTTCATTCTATCGATTTCTTCTTGGGATAAACCTGAAGATGATTCAATTCTGATGGTTTGTTGTTTATTTGTACCCTTATCTAGTGCCGATACATTGATAATACCGTTTGCATCAATATCGAATGTCACTTCAATCTGTGGAATACCTCTCATTGATGGCGGAATACCATCCAAATGGAATCTTCCAATGGTTTTATTGTCTTTCGCCATTGGTCTTTCCCCTTGTAATACGTGAATTTCAACAGATGGTTGATTATCTACGGCAGTAGAGAAAATTTGTGACTTTTTGGTTGGAATTGTTGTGTTTGCATCGATTAATTTAGTCATAATACCTCCCATTGTCTCAATACCTAGTGAAAGTGGGGTAACATCCAATAAAAGGACATCTTTTACATCACCAGCTAACACCCCACCTTGAATAGCAGCACCTAAAGCCACAACTTCATCAGGATTTACTCCTTTTGATGGTTCTTTTCCAAAAAATTTCTTAACCGCTTCTTGAATTGCGGGAATTCTTGTTGAACCTCCAACCAAAATAATCTCATCGATATCTTTTGTTGTTAATCCAGCGTTTTTTAGTGCTGATTTACAAGGTTCAATTGTTCTTTCAACCAATTTGTCAATTAATTGTTCAAATTTGGATCTTGTTAGTGTTTTAACTAAGTGTTTTGGTTGATTTTCAATTACCATAAAGTAAGGTAAGTTGATTTCAGTACTTTGAGATGATGAAAGTTCAATTTTAGCCCTTTCAGATGCTTCTCTAAGTCGTTGAATCGCCATAGAATCCTCAACCCATCCATTATTGTCATTTTTGAACTCAGATGTCAACCAATCAACGATTGCATTGTCAAAATCATCACCTCCAAGGTGAGTATCCCCATCTGTTGACAATACTTCAAACACACCTCCACCCAATTCAAGGATAGAAACGTCATGAGTACCACCACCACAGTCAAAAACAACGATTTTGGAGTCTTTATTCTTCTTATCAAGTCCGTAAGCTAATGCGGCTGCGGTTGGTTCATTGATAATACGTTTAACATTTAGTCCTGCAATCTCTCCAGCCTCCTTTGTTGCTTGTCTTTGAGCGTCATTGAAGTATGCGGGTACTGTAATAACCGCATCAGTTACAGTTTGACCCAAGTAATCCTCAGCAGTTTGTTTCATTTTCTGTAAAACCATAGCCGAAAGTTCTTGCGGGGAATACTCCTTACCATCAATCTTAACTTTAGGAGTGTTATTTTTCCCTTTTGTGACATTATATGGTACTCTCTTAACCTCAGACTTAATTTCGTCATAATTTGAGCCCATAAATCGTTTAATTGAATAGATTGTCTTCTCAGGATTTGTTACTGATTGTCTTTTTGCAGGATCCCCCACCTTTCTTTCACCACCATCTATAAATCCAATAATAGATGGGGTAGTTCTTTTACCTTCTGAATTGGTGATAATCACTGGTTCACCATTTTCCATAATTGCTACACACGAATTTGTAGTCCCTAGGTCTATACCCAAAATTTTACTCATAATTTAAATGTTTTTTGTTTAATTATATGTTTTATTTCTTATGGTGTCAATCCATAATTCATAAAACAATTGATAAAAATTAAACCAATTAAAATTTAACTGACAATTTGTCAGTTTTATTAAATTTTTAGTTAAATTATGTCTTTTTTAAAATTTATTTGTATTTATTCCTAAAAGTAAAAATAATGGACATCAACTTATACAACATATTAAAAAGATAAATCTAATCCTCCTTGTCATTAGGGGGATTTTTTTTTATAATTAACCAATAAACATTAAAATTAAAAAATGAAAAACACAAAAATCTACAACGAGTTAGTTCAGAAAATGAGAAACTTCTTCCAATCAAAAGGATTCTTGGAAGTACCAACACAATCAAGATTGTCAATCCTTGCAGCGTGTGAAAACCCACACTCAATCACTAAATTTGAATATTCAGGACAGATTTGGCCTTTACCTCAAACAGGTCAAATGTGGTTGGAGTATGAACTACTTAAAAACCCTGAATATCCTGGTGTGTATTGTATCTCAACATCTTATAGACAAGAGAAAACACCAATCCCTGGTCGTCATGATTTAATCTTCCCGATGTTTGAAGTGGAAACTAAAGGTACAAAAGAAGATATGGTTAAACTTCAAGCAGAAATGTTAGAATATCTTGGTTTTGATGTTCCGACTGTTGCCGACTACAATGAACTTTGTGAAAAATACGGAACAGAAATCCTTGAAGCTGAACACGAAACAAAAATGTGGAATGAAATCGGTGATTCAATCTCACTTCAGAACTTCCCACTAAGAACAAACCCATTCTGGAATATGCAAAAGGGTGAAGGTGACAAATTCCAAAAGGTTGATGTTATCTTATTCGGACAAGAAACAATTGGTTCTGCAGAACGTTCTTGTGACAAAGAAGGAATGAAACAAATGTTCTACACAATTGAAGGTGGAAACTATTCAGCAAAACTTTTTGAATTATTTGGTAAGGAAAGAGTAGAAAAAGAATTGGAAGAATTCTTATCTTTGGACTTCTTCCCAAGATTTGGTTGGGGTTGTGGTATGACCAGATTGGCAAGAGCGTATGAATTGAATCTTCAAAAAAAACTTAGTACAGAAGTAGCTTAATTATGGCAAAGAAACAAAATGTGGAAACACCAAAAACAGAAAGTACCAAATATGAATATGTCCTTGATAGTGGAGATATAATCCAAATATGGAGATATGACAAAAAATATGGTAGAAACGCTTATGAGGTGGAAAACATTTACAAAGGTGAACCAAAGTTCAGTAAATTAAAAAAGGGGTCGAATTAGACCCCTTTTTTAATTATTACAATATTTATAATCATAAAATAAATTTATAAATTATAGTAAATGTCAACTGA